AATTCAAACTTTTCTTCTTCATTAGCATATTGTTTTAGCCTTAAGGCTTCTTGAGTTAGTTTTAAATCAGCATCAATTAACTCTTTTCGTTTTTGGAATATCTCTTCCTCTTTACCATATTGATTTGATAATAAACCTAACTGCTCATTAATTGAAACTTTTGCTAATTCAGTTGCTTTTTTAAGTTCATTATATAACGCTTGTTCTCGATACCCTAATCCTAAAAAATCAGAAATAGCAAAACCAACTTCTTTAAGTATATCCGCAACTTTTTGGAATCCTGGTATAAGTTGAACGATACGTTGAAAATTGGCTACTATTAACACAATAACCCCAAGTGTTCCTGCCATTACTTTTTGTAGTGTAGATGCACTTGCAATAATCTGTCTTAATTGTTGTTGAACTTTACCCAATCCCTCCAAACCTTGCGATAATGCCATTGCGGCTTGTAATTTGACAAAGGTCTTCTCTACGCTTTGAGTTGTACCACCTAATAAAACCATAGCACCTTGAGCCGCTTGGAATCCATTGGCAACCGAAGAAACAACCGTGTTTAATTGAGCGAACTTATCGGGGTTAACCGCTGATACTCGGTCATTGAAATCATCCATCCTATCGCGTAGTTCAGCAACTCTTTGTGCTGCTTTTACGGCTTCGGGAGAAAACTCACCAAATTGTATTACGGCTTGTTGTGCCTCAATCGTTAATTGTTTGAGTTGCTGCCTAAATCCTTTGAGGTTAGGTTCTTTAACCTCAAGTTCTATCGCGGTTTTTATTGTACTCATTACTTGTCTGCTATTAAATAGTAATTATTCCCATCGGTCACAATCCAATGTGTTTCATTATTGCCGTTCATCGTGAATGTTGCAGACCCATCAATTGTACTATCGTCTGCGGTGTCAATTGTTACAGAGTGACTTGATGCAATCTTTTTAAATATCCAATGCTTACCGCTTAATCCTGCAGGGTCGGGTAAAGTAATAGTGATTGCACCTGTAGTTGTATCGCATAGAAACAACCAATCCGTAGTGGTTGCGGTATGATTAGCCGTTAACGTCTGAACTTTACCTGCACTAACCCATAATGGATAAAGTTTGTAGTTTCCGTAGTATAAAGTATCGGATTCCGTAGGTGTAAAATCGTCACACGCTATTAGGGTTGAGTTGTTAATCAATGGCGGTATATAGTTACCACTTCCACCTAAGATTGTTGTATTGTACGCTAATGGGCTTACAGACGTTTCCGATGCATTGATAATACCCATCGCTTGGTTTGTATCATCGTTGTTAAATCCGATGTTGATATACGATTGCGTTGGCGTTGTGTATTTGTAGCCGTATGGATATGTCTCACCATTGGTGATAGTATCGCTACCAGTATCCGCTCCTATTATTTTATTCGTTGGTATAAATGGTTCTATGTATTGGCTTAATAAGAACTCACACTTATACACTCCGTCACTCATTGGGTTGTAGTCTTCTACCTTATTAAGTTTCCAATACTGACCCTCGAAGAAATAATTATTGGCAAATCGTAGGTTGTAAAAATCCGCAGGTGAAAGTCTAAAATATCCGCTTACAATCTTTGAGTTTCGGTTAGTAATCTCGTACATAAACCGATACCAATACTGATTGAATAGGTTATTGGAAGAATACGAATATCCTGCACCTAACAACACTTCACGAGGCATACCGAACGACAAATCAAAGGTCATTGAACTAACTGAATCAACGTGTAGTGTAATCGGTAGTTTGTTTTGTTGACCTGTTGCGATTTGACTTACACTAAAATAATCTGTTACTAAAGAAAGATTTAAATTAGAAGTACAACCCGAATAGTATAGAATACGATACCCTAATTTATCACCTGGTGCATACGATAACACAAAGTTCTTTTCACTTCCATAACTCCTCATCTGTGTTGGTTGGAACATCAACTCAATCTTTTTCTCACCCTTTACAAATTGGTTATCTATAAAATACTTTCTACTTCCGTAGGTCTGTGAGTAATACGATTGATACGATTGGTTCACTTTATCTCCTCCATCCTTGTAACTGAAATAGTAAGGATTGGCGTTAAGTTCTCCCATTGGTATAATTTCCAACGGCTGAGAATAGTCTAATTTTTTAGATAGGTCAATTGTTGGCTCATTGTAGAACTCATCTCGTGGAACAATACGCAACTTCTTAGGGAAATTCTTGTCAGGTTCAACGTAGAGATTGAACATCCGAATCAACGACACTAAGAAATCAGATTGCTTACCCTCAGCATTAAAAAATTGTCCAAAGTCTACCACGTTACCAGTACCAAAATTAATCGCCGACATATTGTTGTAGAAAACTGAATCTTCTACGTTCACCACAAAGTCACCAATCATTGGTGTTATTGGTCTGTCTAAGTCATAAACACGAGAAACAATTATTGATACTTGGTCGTTTGAGTACAGATACACGTTAGGGAACATCAATACTTCACCGCTGAAAATATAAACGTCATCACTTCCACAAGATACTACCGAAGTTGCTTTCACACTGCCGTTTGCTTTTAGTGCTACAGTCAAATAAATGTCCTTGTCGTTGGTAAATCCGTAATTCGATGTGTCTATATTGCCTCGTAAATCTACAAAAAACGTGTAGTTACCTCCTACGGGTACAGTATAAACGCCTGTTGTATTGTTGTAATTACCGCCATTGTCATAGTTACCACTTGTAGAGTCGTTATCAAATAACCAATTCGTACTATAATTAGAGATATTTTGTGCAGTTGTACGCTCTGCTCTAAATAGTCGAGTGTTTGCCGATGTAGTGTTAACCGCTAATCCTGATGGAGCGGGTATAATTAAGCGTTTAAAGCGTTCTGTGTTGAAAAACGAATCATCGGTGTAGGTGTAGCCTTCCTCGCTGAATATTTTATCTACAATAGTCTTTGCATACAAACAAGGTGTTGTATCTTCTAATGACCATACCCAATGAGTTGTCAACTTCCTATCGTCCTTGTCTATTAACGCATACACATAGCCGTTACCATATTGGAATGAAACGGTGGAATTGTTAACCTTTATAGAAGTATCCCAAGAGTTCTTTACGTTGTCAATACTTAGTGTATGGTTATACTCGCTGAAATCTAACTCGTATAAATTCTTTTCGGAGATAGACGAAAACAAGTCTGCGGTTTGTCCGTGTATAGAACATTCATAGGCTATGTTTGCCGTGTCCGTTACTTGTATCTTAATTAAGCGAATAAAGCCTTGTATTTGCTCAATTCCATCTACCAATACTACCGCACTTGCTTTTTTGTTTGGGTTGAAATTAGGGCTAAATTGGTTATCACTTAATACCGTGTGTTCAACCTCAAATATGTGACCAAATATCTTGTTGTTGTTCTTCGTGCCTGGTAGAACTATCGTCTTTGTCCAATCGCTTGACCGCTTTTCGGGTTCTCTTACATCGGCTATGGATTTGTTTATTAGGATATCAAATGCTTGTCCGATATCTACTCTCTGATTATTTACTAATATTTCTATCATCTGCGTTGTACTTTGTCAACAAAGGCAAATTCTAAATCCAATTGTAGGTTAAACATCTTGTCATTTATCCACTTTTTCTCCTCGTATGTGTTGTTGGTCACGTTGCAACTACGCAATATTGAGCCATCCCATATATAGACTACAGGAGATTCTACCAATTCTCTTAACCATACGCTTTCAGTATCGGTTATCCAATTACTAAACAAGGTTAATTTCTCTTTACTCTCTCCGTAGAATTGTGTGTTGCTAAATGAATCCGTGCTATACGTCCAACTTGCCGCGTTATTGTTTAGCGTGTACGGATTTTGTCTGTACATTTGTCGCGTTATTTCGTGCGATGTTTTAGATACTCTATTAAATCGGAATGAATCAAACCCACCCAATCGGTTCAACCAAAACAAATCATAGGTTTCGTATTTACTGCACTCGTCTTTAATGTAGAATCGGTAACTCTCCGATATCTGCACCCCATCTACATCACGAAGATAACAATCAAAATATGTTGCACCTGATGGAGTAGCCAAATTAACTGGTATTCGTACCATTCGCACATTCGGCAAATTATAAGTAGAAGTTGTCGCATCTGAATAAACTATTCTTAAATTGGTTGCTACACCTCGTATAGCATATAACCACGCCTTTTGCGTTCTGTGGATTGATTGGCTTCTAACCGATGTTAAGAACTTACGAGCGGTATCTGTGTATGTATCTATGTCAAACGATACGAAGTCATACGGATTTAATGCAGCGTTCCAAATGCTACCACTTGCGGAGGCTTGGTTCAAGTATTCGGTAACACTACCGGTAGGACTTGTAGAATACTCATAACCTACCTTAAAGTTGTACTCCTTAGTAGAATTTGTACAACCACTTGCCAAAGTATCGTTGTAGTTAAAATCGTGTGTAACGTAAGATTCTAAAATTCTACCAATATTAAACACCCCTTTGTTAGTACTTCCGTAGTAAATAGGTGCTTTTAACTTTGCGATAGTAGTAGAATCTACGACAACCTCACCAATCCATTTAAAATTATCTTTTTCGTAGATAGTTGAACTCGATTCACTTACAACAAAGTTAATATCATTGTAAGCAGGTGTGGTTAATTCAGGTTTTTGGTTAATTGTAACGCTCACGTTATAAAATAGTTTTGATTTAAATGCGTCCTAAATCTGTTTTTGCTCAATAAAGAATCCCACTTTAATGTGCAATAAATCACACTTTAATATGATAAATGGTGTTTAATGTCACAATTATCCGTCAATTTGTGCCATAAATAACACTTTATCTCGTAACAATTTTGTAGTATTATTTGTTACAACATCTCATTTAACACCGCTACAATATAGGTCTGATATCCTTTGTTTGACGCTTGTTCTAATCGCTTGGCTTGTTCTTTCTTGGTTGACTTATAAAAAGCAACCGTGTTCAAGAACTCAATCAACCCCATCTGTAAAAAGTAATCCCATTTAGTTCTATCCCCTCGACATAGTTTATCCACCAACTCCAACCAAATTAATGTAGGTCTAAGTCCTGTTGTAGGTTCTCCACTTCCGTTTTCAAATAAGACAGGGTAGCCTTCAATAATTCGGGATAGACTTTCGAAAAAAAAAGCGCATAATTATATGCAATGGCAAAATCCAACGAGAGAAAATCTTCGCATCGTTTGTCAAATTCCTTTTTACCGATGTCACGTTTTTTGTTGAATAAACTGGATTCTACCGATAGTAGAGCCATAATCTTATTAAGTGATTCGATAATGTCACCATTGTAGATTTCCTGCAATTCAATCCATTGGTGCGCCTTTAAATCAAGTGGGTTAGTAAGGAGTTTATATTTCTTGCCTAAGTGCTTAAAAACAAATTTAGGTTCTGTCTTACTTGGAATAAAATTAAGTGTCTTAAACTCTTCTAAAATAGCATCCATCGACATTTCTTCTACTTGGTCAATAGTGCGATTAGTTAGAATTGCCAACGCTTCAATTTTCTTATCTAAATTGCCTAAGTCACCAAATGAGTGAACTTCTTGTATTTGTCCGATTGTGTATTTCATTTGTTAAATATTTTTTCAAATACTGATTTATAATATTCTTCAGCACTGTGAAACATCATAGCATTAAACTCTTGTGCGTTAAAATGAGTTTCAATAATTTCTTTTTTGTGCATTTCTATGGCTTTTTCAAATGTGGCTTTATCAATCTTGTTATTGTTGACAATTTGCTCAATTAACCACTCTACGCTGCTCTGTTTCATATGTAATAAAATGTTCCTTGTCTATTTGTGTGTTTACATTCTAAGGCTAATGCCAAACTCATAACGCAGTCATCGTGCAGTCCTGATGGTGCTGAATATCTTATACCCGATTGGGTGTATTCAAACTCTATGTTTTGCATTTCGTATCCGATAGGGTCTAATGGAAAGAATATCTTTTGTTGGTGACAATGAGCGACTAAATTCTCCATTATCTGTTGTTTACTGATTGACGTAAATTTAAAGCCCTTAACTCTTGGGCATCTACGCTGAATCTGTTCCACAATCGGGTCACCAACACCTGTACTATCCATAACGGCAGGAATGTTCCCAACAATAGAAACTATCTTCTCCGTAGTTGCTGCCCAATCCGTTTGGAATCTATCTACATAGGCTACCTCATTATTAGCATTTAAACCAATTATCACAGTCCAATCCGTGTACTTTGCAAGGTCAACACCATAGGCTACCACTTGAGAGTTTTGAACAGCTCTAATACACTTCTCAATGTTGTCCAATCCGAATGGGTTAGATTTATCATCTGCAGGTTCTGCAAGGTACAATTCATCGAATACCGCCTTAGGTAAATCCCTTTTGGCTTGTTCTATTTCATCGAGTGACAATATACCCTCTCTCGCTGCATCGTATGCAGTAATCTTGAAGAACTTGTAATCACGCTCTCCTTGTTTGGCACGTTCACCTAATTTGTAGAACCAATTCTTTTTCCCTTTGACGTTTCCTATTAATTTACACTTGCCTCGTGTAGCGGTTAAGGTAGAACGCAACGCAAACCAAGATTCTTCTCTTGCTCGTGACGCTTCGTCAAATACGGCTGCATATACATCCTCTCCGTATAGGTTGTCGGGGTTTTCTGCTGACTTAAATTCTATCCGTGCGCCATTGGGTAAAATGTGTACTAACTTGGATTCGTTGGATTGGAAGAAATCTCGGTGTGATACTTGGGCTTTCATTCTTCGGTAGGCAATCTCCGCTTGTTTGTAAACAGGTGCAACCCACCACACGGATTGATTGTCTTTGAGTGTTAGTGCCTGTTCAAATAGCCAAATAATATGGGACGCAGTCTTGCCAGTCTTGGTTGATGCTGCGGTAATAGTATATCGTTCGGGAGCGTCTAATATCTCCCGTTGGTAGGTTGTTAAATATGGTCTAATATACTCAATCTCCATTGATAATATTCTTGTAGATTAACTCACGATAGTTGCACCAATGTTCTAAGTTATAATTCTTACGGCAATACTCAGCATTAAGTTGTCCCATACCTTGACGTGATTCGTCAGACATTAATATCATTTTTTCGATTCTATCCTCCCATTTATCGTTTGCTGCAAACAATACACCCAAGTTATTTTCGCAGTATTTGTATGGGTAACAATCGCTAACTACTATCGGCAAATTGTAGGCACTCGCTTCTAATATCTTCAACTCTGATTTGTGGTTGTTGAACGATTCATTGAGTAGTGGTGCTATTACAAAGTCTAAGTGTTTATAAGCGTGTCCGTATTCAAATGTATTCACACCGCCAACTATCTTTGGGTTGTTAAATAACTTGACAATTTTGTCCCATTCTTCGCCTCCTGTATATCCACATATATAGAACTCAAAGTCATAATCAAATTGTAGCCTATTTATAGCCTCGTTAACGAGTTTTAAATCCTCGTAGTGTGTTACACCTCCAACCCAACCAATTCGTAGGTTGTATGACTTTGGTTTGTCTTGTGACCACTGCTCGTGTTCGTAGTCTAATGCGTTGGGTACTATGTAGCAATTGCGATTGAACTCAAATACTTTACTTTGTAGGTGGAGTGTTGTGCAGATTACTCCGTCTGAATAGTGCATCGCATCCTTAATCGCTTGTTTGATTCCTTTGCGATAGGCTTGGTATGCTGGATTGTAACGAGGTAAAGCCCAATAATCGTCAACATCTACTGCATACTTCGTTCCACTCTGTGCTATCTTTTTGAGTACGTCATAGTGTTTATCACCTAACCACCTTGAGAATATAATTAAATCGTAGGCTTTGTAGTTGATGTCCATAAACTCCTGAGGGTTTTGGCAAACATCTACGTTCGCCAATCCCATCAGTTGCATTCTTAAATGTGGTGTTGCGATTCGATGATAGATTACTCCGTTCATCCCATCGCATAATAGTAGTAGGTTCATTAGTCTAAAGGTGTTATGGGTATGGGCATCCAATACGCTACGAAGATAATCCGATTCGTAAATTCACAAATCCACATATCTTCATAGTATCGTGCCAGTGTTTTATCTCCGTTGTCTTGAGATACCAAAACAAGGAAATCGTCATTGGGTACTTGGTCTAATGTACTACGCCACGTCTTCTTCATAGTTTTTGGATAATTCTTGTAACATATCTATTACCATATCACAGGCTTCTTGATATCCAAGTTTCCATAATTCATTCTCTTGACTATCTTGTGATTGATTATTTTCATCAATTACATTCACTAAAATTAGTGCTAATAGTTCTTGTACTTTTTTATTTTTCATAGTTCGTATAGGTCTAAATTGTGTCCGTTTAATTCATTGTGTAACCACGTTCTTACCTTGTCGTAGGTTGCTACTTCAATATCGTTATCTTCCTCTTGAGCATACTTTACTTTTGCTCGTAGGAATGAGTCTAATTCCCACAATACTGAATGCAACTTGGAGGCATTTACCGCAAGTTGAAACTCTGTCTGTTCTTCGGGCAAATCAAAATCCAATCTCGCTCTCATTTTTGTATTCATAAATTCTCACATAGTGTGTAGCCTTGCTCTTGGCGTTTGGTTCGCGAAGTTTACCGATTCTGATTCTTACATCTCCGTAAGTGTTAACTTGTGCTTTGCCGTTGTCAATTGCTTCTTGTAGTTGTTTCATTGAAAGCGATAGGGTGATTCCATACTGGTCTTCCCAAGCCGTTCCTACAAATGTTTTACTGCTCTCCATTTAAATTAAGTGTTATTTTTATTGATTTTTCTGTAATGTTCTGGTCTACTGTTTCTTTTGGTTTGCCTTGCGCTCTACTTAACAACATCTCTAAATTGAATAAAGAGTTCTTGTCGTGTCCTTTGAGCAATGCACCTGCAATGGTACGCTCTAAAATTGTGTATTCTTCTCCCTTGTCTATCTTCTCAAGTTCTTTCCTTGATAGCCCCATCATTGTTACCATTGTTTGCTCTACTTGGGTTTTGGTGTACCCAACTTCTTTCATCAAAGTTACGAGTTTTTTTGGTCTGCCGTTAGGATTTAGCACCTCGCCTTTTTGAATCTTCCGTAAATTCTGTTCGTTTGCCATTCTCGTTTTTATTTCACTTTTTCTTAAAACATCGACAATTGTTTTTTATGGTCGTTAATTCGTTTCATTGCAGCGTTAAAATAATCCGTGTCAAGTTCACACGCTGTAAGTTCAAACCCTAAATCATGACATGCAATTGCAATTGAACCTGAACCTAAATGTGTATCAAGTATTTTATCGCCTTCGGTTGCGTAGTTCTTTAAAATCCATTTGTAAAGTGCAACTGGTTTTTGCGTTGGGTGTATTCTTATTTCTTTATTTTTCATATTTTGTTGAATCATGCCATTCCAAGTATATTCAAAAACCTTTACGCTTTTATGAGTTGAACAAATTGCAATTTCTGCCTCACCAAATGCAGTTCCATTTTTTTGCCACACAATTACTCCACCGCAAAGCCCTAAAAAGTTTCCTCCCCAAATAATTTGATTTTTAGAAACTCTTTCTAATTCGTGGTAATATTTGTCATCAGGTGCAATATTTTCAAACAATTTATAGTTTGTTCTTTTAGTTGCTTGTTTACCTTTCTTCTTATTATCAATTAATCCTATTGCATCAATATTACCATAAGGTGGGTCCACAATAGCCAAATCAAAATACTTATCTGGGTATCTTGCCATCAACTCCATATTATCTTCGTTTGTTATTGTCATATCCTTTATAACTCTAATCCGTATTCGCTTAACTTTTCGTGTAAGTAGTCATATAACGATTGATAAACGTTGAATTCTGCCTCGGTTAGTTTGTCGTTATACTTTAAGTTTTTTCTAATCTCTTGTTTCATATCCCAACAAATAGAATACCATTTAGCCGCATTGTTGGCTAACTCATATTCTTCTTGGTCATCCGGTAGGTTAAATTCTAAAGTTGCTTTCATATATTTTTGGTGGTATTGGATATTCGCCTTCTTTAATAATTCTATCTGGTGGTGGCAATGGTGGTTGTTTTTTCTTTTTATTTTTCATCGGTTCTGCATTTTTAAAAGGTGAATGTTTTTTAGATATTCCTTGTGTTGTTTCTTATCCCCGAAATGCAGGTGGCACTCTCTGCATAGTGCCATTATGTTCTCTATGTTGTCCTTTGTCTTACTTCCTCCCATTCCCTTTGCTTCGATATGGTGTATGTCAACCGCTTGTTTATTGCACACTTCGCAAGGTATAAAATCGGTTTCATCGTATCCAAAATAGTTTAGGTATGTTCGTGTGTATTTCTTCACCTACGTTTTCTCTTAGGCTTATGTTCATCATCGGCTAATTGTGCTAACTCTATCTCGTTAAATGCACTTTGTATTTCTGATTCAATCGCAGCGGCTTTTTCTTCCTTTTCGATTTCGTCTAATCGTTGTTGGCTAAATATCAAAAGCGACAAAAACGCATCAGCAAAGCAAGAACTACAACTTGGTAGATTACGCCCGTAGATTTCTTTATAAGCGTTGTTTAGTTTAGCCTGTTCCTCTGGTGTTAGGTTCAATACTTGCGACCTTTTAAAATCATCGTACTTGGGTGCTAATGAGCGTATAAATAATAGTTGTTCTTTCATATCTTCGGGTCTATTAGTGCTACAATTACAGAGGATATAGAGGCGTATAAAATGCCTACCCATCCGTAGGTAAATAGGAAAACCGATAAGCCTATCCACCAAGACATACAGAAAGCACAATCAATTGGTTTCATAGATTGCCAGTGATACGGATTGTTGCCATAGATAAACCGCTTTAAATAGTCCGCAGGTTTGCCGAAGTTGACAAGGATAATCGCAAAACACGCTACCCCTATAATTTCAAGAATTGTATTCATCTCTTATTTGTTGTTTTACTTTTTTTATTACTCGTAGTATTTCGTTGATACTGATTTTTGTTTGTCTATGTATGGCACGAGCCGAATTTCCTTCCATCCATATCTCGAAGATTTTACGTTCATACCAATGTAACTTCGGCAAGGTTCGCTCAATGGCGTTGTACTTAATTTCCTGAGCCTCTTTGTAAGGTATGGATTCTTCATCTGAAAATCTATCCTCCACTTCATCGCTCTCTTGGATTCGATGTTTTGCAAACGGACTGCACTTACCGTGTATTGCGTTGTACAACAAGCGTACAACATAGAAGCGTATATAACCACCCGCATAAATTTCCTCTATTTGTTTATTTGGTTTTTCTAATATCGCCAGAAACGCATATTGGTACAACTCCTCAGCCGTGTCCTTGTTGGGTGCTATCTTATAACACGCCTCCAAGAACCACGACTCATTTGTTAACCATTGTATAATTTCGTTTCGTTTGATATTCAAATTTAAAACTTTTTTTCAATTTTACAAATGTATCCTAACTTTTTATATTTTTTTTCATAATATTCCACTTCGGACTCGTTGTACAGAATGATTATTGACGTGTACAAGCCCTTTGTCACTATTAAATCCCAATACCTCAAGGATGGTGGCGTAGTTTCTTTGGAGGATTTTGTCATATTCTAAGCAAAACAAATGACGTGGTGCAGTATATTCCATCTTACGGGAATTGCTAATAACCATTGCTGGTGTTGTGTTGTAGACTTTGCATATTTCCGCTAATACAATTTCCCAATCTTCAAGTTTTTTAGTGTACTTGATTTTCGGATAAAGAATCTCGTGTCTGAGTTCTGCTAACTTGTCCTCGTACATCTTACGCATACGTTCAATTTTTGTCTGTAATGACCTGTTTTGTTTTTCAAGGTCATAGATTTTCTGATAAGGGTTTTCCATTATTAAAATAGTTTTTGTTGTAGTTTATATTGGTCAAATCGTTTGCAACTGGCATCAAAATAATCTTTGTCAAGTTCACAAGCATAAAAATCAAAACCCTCCATATCTGCGGCTATTCTTGAACTTCCTGAACCTAAGTGAGTATCAAGTATTTTGTCGCCTTCTTTTGCGTAGTTTTGTAATATCCAGCGGTAAAGTGCTACGGGTTTTTGTGTGGGGTGAATTCGGTTTAATTGATTTGGACTTTTATCAAATTTTTTAGCACTTGATTTAAATGAAGTCCAAGCCATTTCGAACTGCGCAAATGTTACATCTTCAGAGAATTTTTTATCCCATAATAACCAACATGAACTAGGATTTAAATATTCAGTCATATAATTACCGCCCCAAATTATTTGGTTTTTTGATACTCTTTTTAATTCAACAAAGTATTCTTTTGATGGTATAGATGAATCGTTACCATAAAATTTATGATAATCACTTTTTTTATCACCCTTTCTTCTTCCCATCGATACATTTATATTTATCCCATACGGAGGGTCAACTATTGCCAAATCAAAATACTTGTCGGAGAATTTTTGCATATATTCTATGCAATCCATGTTTTTTACTTCGCTTATCATTTTTCTCTGTAATATGTTCTACTTGGTATAAATTCAGTTTCAATCATTCCTACTTCTCCGTGTCTGTTCTTTGCTACTATCAATTCACTATCCTCAATATCGAGTAATTGCCTATCGTAGTAGTTTTGTCGAAATGGGAATAGTATAACGTCTGCATCCTGTTCAATACTTCCGCTCTCTCTAATATCCGATAGCATAGGTCTTTTATCCGCTCTCTCTTCGCATTTACGACTTAACTGAGCCAATGCGATAACTGTGATGTCTAATTCCTTTGCTAATACTTTTAGGTTGCGGCTAATGTCGGATATCTCTTGCTCCCTGTTTTGTTTGTTTCCCTTGATTAATTGTAAATAGTCGATAACCAATATATCCAATCCGAACTTCGCTTTGTGAATCTTTACCTTTGATTTGATTGTATTAATATCAACTATCGCTTCATCGTCAATGTGAAATATGTTGTCATCGTTTACAATGGCTACGGCAAGTGTTTCTATATCTCGTTTGTCAAGATTACCAGAACGAATCTTTCCGTTTGTAACCGAAGAAATCAAACTCATATAACGCTTTGCGATTTGCTCGTTGCTCATTTCCAATGATAGAAACAAACACTTTGACCCAAGTTTAGCAGCGTTAAGAATAAATGTTAAAGCAATGGATGTCTTTCCCGAACCTGGTCTACCTGCTATAATTACTACATCTCCTTTGTTCCAACCACCTATCACCCTATCCAATCGTTGCCATCCTGTCGGTCTGCCATTAATTGAATCACCTCTCTCGATTGCTGATACCATATCGTCAAATGTCTTAGCAGTGACCTTATTCATCGCAATTGATTCTTTGGCGTGTACTATCATTGCCTCTTCAACATATTGCGTTAAATCGTCTGTAATAGCCTTCAAATCACGTGTTAAATCTATTGTACCTAATCTATCTACTAATTGACGTTTAAGTGATACGGCTTGAAGTTGTTTAATATGTGGTTCTATTTCACCATTACCCATAACAGAATTTAGAATCATTGATACCTCGTAGGCTTTCTCTTGTCCGATATGGTTAACGATTTCGTATAAACCGAATGGTTGGTTTTGCAAGTAGAGAAACTGCATCGCTTGGATTATTTCTCTGTGTATTGGTGTTGTAAACCAAGTGTATTTTAATCGTGGTAGATAAACATAATTTTTCTCGTAAAACATTATGTTGCTAACGATGTGTAGTTCTAAGTTCATAATTAAAAAACTCTGTATTTAGGTTGTTCTTGTTGTTGTACTGGTTGTTGGTTCTTCTTCCAAGTTATTACTGCTGCTTTCCAATTCTTCATTGGGTTACGTCCTACTTTCCATCCTACTGCTTCATAGTAGTTGTAAAATCGTTCGGATTCATCGTTCATTCTTTGCTCTAACATATACTCTCTTATTTGGTCTTGTGTGGGTTTTGTGAAGCGTGTTGTTTCTTTTTTCACAATACTACTATCTTTTACATTTACATTAACACTATCACTTACACTTACACTTACACTATCAGGTTTTTTGGGTTTCTCAAAAAAGGCTTGGGTTTCTTGGGTTTCTTTGGGTTTTGATGGTCTGCCACCTTTACTTCCGTTAAGTTTCTGTTTATCAATATAATCCTCCCATCTTTGCAAATCCCGTTTTAAACATTGCTTAATTGGTTCAAAAGCAATATTGATAATCAAATCCTCGCTTATTGGATTTTCGTCATTCACATATTTGAATATGTGCTTAATTAGTTTACCTGCCATTTCATCTGGCAATTGGTTAAATACTCCACTTTGGTCTGTGTAAAGTATAAATGATTTTTTATTTTCTGCCATAAAAAAAGCCCATCAGATTTGCGGTAGTAAGAGTACACGCAAACCCAACGGGCAAATATCTTTTTAACTTTAGGATTCTCTTACAATCCAGTTAACTATACAAAAATACTATTTTTCAATCAATCCACCAAATGTGTAAATCGCAAAACCATTTTTATCATCGGTTGTTATTATAGCACCATGCTTGTGTCTTAAATCATGCACACGAGCCGATAAACGATAGATTCCGTAGCGTTGCCATGCTTCCATAGGATTGATAGTTAGATTCACTTTCAAGTGTTCTAATAACTTTTTATTTTGACTATCTGTTTTCATATGTTTTATTCCAAAATTCTTCTGCTAATAGACTATTCTGTTTCAACATAGATATTCTACCTTGTGTATATGATTCCAAAATAGCCTGTTTAAAGTGTTCTGTTTGTGTTGCTAATAGGTAGTGATACAATGCCTCCGCTTCGTGTTCTGTTTTAAATTCGCCTACTAAATCCCCATTCTTCCAAACTCGGAATACTTCTACTCCATTTACAATTGATTTGTGGTGGTAGATTATCATTTGTTACCTCCTTGTATTTTGTCTTTTAACCACATTGCACCAAATTGAAATGAAGCACTATCGAATGGTAGTTTTTTTATGTTGTCT